TTTGACTCCAGGAGGCGCTCTAAGGCTGCTAGGAGGCACCACAATGGGCTTGTAACTAGGTACATGAGCATCTGGTACCTCCAGTATTGGAACAGGCAATGCAAGCGGTTCTGGCATCGCCATATAGGGAAGCTTAGGTGGCTCCCCCAGGTCCATTACAGCTTAGGCGCAGGAAACAAACCGTTGCGAATAAACTCAACGGCTTTATCGTCAACTTCATTATCAGTAGACTCTGCCAACTTAGTCAGCATGTCAACGATAAGCATTTTAACTTTGTCAGAGTTCAGAAAACTGAACAGGATTGGACGGATAAGGGTGATCATAATTAAGAAAGGGCGTCAGGCCATTGGGTTAGTGCAGCTGAATTAACATCGCCATTTGCAAGTCTTGGAGATGCTTTCATCAGTGTTTCAAGTGCAGCTACATCAGCAGCACCATTAATTTCACTTTCACGTGCTGCACATGCAGTACGCACGGCATCACGATAAGTAGTTACATTACTAGGAATAGCAGTATCTTTTTCAACTTTACGGGTTACATACCAATCAGTGCGATTTAGCATTATACCGGCAATTTGTTTTTGTTCGGTAACAGCATTAGTTTTAACTTCTGCTAGATCGCGTGCAACTCCAGCGCTAACATAATACGTAGAATCATACGCTGCTGGATCTGCTTCGTAGGTAATACCAAGACTAGTTAATGTGTCAGAAGAATACTTATTCCAATTACCGCCAAACTGGCGGCCATCAGGGTGAGTAAAAGAACGGCCAACGTGCAGCTGCCGTCCATCAAGCATATAAGGCATAATAAAAAATAGTTAATTAACGTGCAGTTGCAGGCGGCACTTTGGTACTACCGCCAAATGGGTGCTCAGCAAACGCCATGTAGGAATACCAATAACTTTCACCTACATTTAGATTGAGACCTCTAACACTAAAACCGTTTGCAACAAAATCAATAGCGTGACCTGAAGGCTGGTCGTTTGCATTTGCAAGGTTTGGACGGATTACATCATCGCAAGGATTGCTGGGACTACGTGCATTATCATAAATACCCCAATTAGCATCGTTGCTATGGCATTTAATTAGGACAAACGCAGGTTTAAAACCGGTTTCTACAAAAGCGTTGGTGTTACCACCAGTACCTCGATATTCACCAATTTGTGAGTAACCTTTTACTGAGTGCCAGCAATAAGCAACTGCACCATTAGCACCACGATCAGCATTTCCAGCTGCAGCTCCAACACTAAATACTGAGGCTGTCGGCGCTGTGTCAGCCCAAGGACCATCTGAGTCGGCAGCTGCAAAATCTGCTGACAAAGATTGATATTTTTCATGTCCAGGTGATTTATGGTAAACCCACCAAGATGAACCGTCTAAACCTTTAACCATTATCATTTCAGGTGCAGCGGTTAATCCATGACCAACTGTTCTAGTATTACCATCTGGTGTCCATTTAACAATTGAAAAACCAGCATCAGTGTTAGCAGTTACTTTTGATTGAGCAGTACCAGCAAAGTTAGACGATCCTCTTGTAGCATTTGTATTAGCCTGTCCGCCCATACCACTATGAGCTGAACAATAATAATGCAAAGTTGCTGTACCGCTTCCTACAACAATTGTAGTTTTTGCTCCAGCAGAACCTGGGGTGCCAGTAGTTGTTACACCAGTTGTAAACTCAGTACCACTGCCATGAGTACCATCTGAAGTTGTAGAGAACCTCAAAGGGTGACCAGAATTTGATGCATCAGATTGATCAAAAACATAAGTACCGCCTTCTTCTAAATCAAGAGTTACGGCGCTCGCAGCAAAGTCATTAAATCTGTATTTATTACCTGAGTCACTTACAACTTTTACGGTATAGGTTACACTTGGTGTACCACCTGCTTTCCAGCACCAGGCCATATAAGTTCTGCCGCCACCGTTATTCCATTCACCACCGGTTGGAGCACTAACAGTAAAACCGTTACTGTCAAAGGATGTCAGTGCTGCATTAGATGTTGATTGAGCAGAGTTATTACTCGCATCTAGATGACCAGCTGCAGCTCCTCTTACAGAATCAAACATCGCATGTTCAGTAGCGTGGCTTTTAGATTTATACCAAATTAAATCAGGTTTAAACAGTAAACCAGTTTCGGCTACAGTACCACTTCCACCGTTGTATTCAACAGCCGCAAAATGATTTCTGCCATCCTTAATTGATGGTTCAGGTTGGTTGGCGGTGCAAAGAGTTTTATATCCACTTGGTACTGTGTGGACAAAATCTCGCTGTCCAAAGTTAATTTTTGCTCTATCGCTGTCGCCGGTCATTGCGTGAGATACAGCAAAGCGCCATTTTTTACCTGTTGTTTTCCCAGTAAACATGGCATTTGTAGTTGTACCGGCTTCAACCTCAGCCTGTGTGGCGCTATTAGCCCATGTACCGTCTTTGTGAACCCAAATTGTTCCGGTGTCAGCATCCCAAGCAACGCCATATACGGAGCCGGCTGCACCACTTGGACCATAATTTGTCGCTGAACCGTTTTCCCATTTCTGGCCGTTATTGGTTTTGTAGCCCAGTGCTAAACTGGTAGTAGCACTTCCAGGGTATTTACCTAGTCCCTGCCAAGTATAAAAAGAGTTCCAGCCTTCATCAACAACACCGACAACAATTTCATTTTCGTTGTCTTGAACTTCAAAATACCATTTCCCAGTATCTACTCTTTGACTGGATGTTGTTGTAGACCAAGTACCATTAGAATGGCCGCTAAAACCTAAATTTCCGTCAAAGTAAAGACCTTGACCTTTATGCTTAACAAGAGGTGTAAATGTTGCAAAATTGTTTGTTGGAGTATCTTCGTAGTTAACATCATTGTCAAAATTGCTGGCGCTAATTGCAGTGGTTGTGAAGTTACTTGGCGTAAAGTGGTTGTTGTTACCACTGTGATCAGCTCCAATGCCTGCGCCATCACCTGTTTGACCTGCAACTCCGTTTGGATCAAACTTTAATCGGAAACCTTTGGCTCCGAATGAACCTGTGTAATTAACGGGAACCCAAATGTTATCGTCGTTAAACTTGCCAAAGTTGTCTAGTGGAGTAACAGCAGAACCAGCAACGCAAATAAAGTCAGCGAGATATCCCGAAAAATGCTGATCTCCGTTAGTGTTGTCGCCAATCCTAAACGTACTTCCACGAGTTAGACCAGGAAAATCTCTAGTGTTAAATTCAGTGCTTATTTCACGGCCATTAACCCACATTCTATTGTTAGTGGCGTCAACGTTGCCGTTACCGTGCATGACAATGTGATACCAAGCATTGTAATCTCTAGCCTTTGAGGTCCAATCAGAATCAGCGGCGCCGCCACCATAAGCTCTTAAAACCTTTGTCAATGGGTATTGGAAATATGAACTCCCTCCGTAGCTCCAAACAGTGTCGGTAATGTCGTCTTTTTCTCGGCCGAATTTTATCCAAAAAGAAAAAGTAGAANTTGTGCCGGCAGAATCAGCTGTNATTGCTCGCGAAAGANAAGNATTAGNACCATTAAATCGNAAGCTTTGGTTAATTNNATCNCCNANGTCTCCNCCTCCTTGAGCGGANGCGCCGGNCATTATATTATTAAATACAGGCATATTAATTTACCTCATTTAGCATAGTTCAAGGTCGCAACCAGTTGAACTAATTGGTTACCGGCGCTGTCAGCGTCACGAACAATTACATAATCAATACGATCCACTTTGTCTTGTGTTGCAGTCAGTGTTGGTGCACCGTTAGCACCACCAGTACCACCAGCCCAACGGCTAGTAGCGGCCCAACCGCCTACAGCATGAGCACCACCGTATTGGATAAAGATAGAACCAGTTTGTCCTACTGAATTAGCATCCAAATTACTGTAAGTTACACTAGTAATTTCTTCATTAGTAATGCACAGGAAGTTGTTACTAGCATCAAAGTCAATCGTAAGTGTACCGCTAGCGCTGTCAACGTTTGTAAGTTCAGCACGTTGTCCCTTAGTCCACTGATTTTCAGTGTCAGTCAAGTTAGCCCAAGACAAAACTCCAGCATCAGTTGATTGAAGGACACCAGTTGTGGTAGCCGCAGGTAACGCATCCGGGAACGTCAAAGTCATATCACTGGCAATACTTGCCGGTGCTCTGAGAGCTACAAAGTGAGTGCTACTTGCACCAGATTCTTTGAGCCTAAGCGATTGTTGATTGTCTAGGTCAATGTTACCAGTAAACATTGCACCAGTAGTGCTTGCTTTTGTCGCGAGAGATGAAATAGCAACGGTAACGTCAGGGTTTGAACCGTCACTATGAATAAAGTTGTCAACTTTAATAGATCCGTAAGGCATGATAATTATCCAAGAATAGTAAGTACAGAGCCATTTCCAAGAGTAATGCTGTGTCCGCTATTAACAGTCACATCACCCATCATGGCGTGATTAAAATTAGAACCGTAGTCAGTTGCAAAATCAAGGCTGTCTACAGTTTGAGGTGTGGAAATACTGTTAACCCTCCACTTTGTGGAAGACACAGCTGTTACATCAGGACCTTTAGCTCCTGCAGGAATTGCACCGGCAGAGGAGATACTATCTACATAATCTTTAGTAGCAACATCACTGGCATTTGTAGGTGCCGTAGTAATTGTTACTTTAGTAGCAGATAAGTTTCTGATGTTACTAACGTCTCTGTCACCGTCTAAAACAACCGCTTTAGAAGCAGCTGCAGTGCCAGGAGTAACTCCAGCTACTGTATTAAGGTTGGTTGAATTACCTGTATAGCCATCAACCTTGTTAAGTTCTTCTGGAGTAGAAGTGATCTGTGTAGTAGATGCAACTGCCAATACAGGCAGAGTGCCACTAGCATTCGGCAAATTAATAGTATTGTCGTTGTTAGTGGGCTCGATTGTTGACAGAATAGTCTGGTTAACATCGTCAGGGTTTGTAACACCTTCAAAAACAATACTAGCTGCTTTAAGTTTTAGGTCACCAGTTACAGTGTCTCCAGTTTTATCAAAAGCACGTGCACTTATTTCTTGTGTACGGAACAGGACTTGACTGTTGTTATCATTCAGATCCTGTGCACGTATAGATGAGCCTGAAAAGAAAGTAGTGTTCGGCTCATCTGTGTTTGTCTCACGGAAAATACGAATCTTTGAGCTATTAGCAGGTGCGCTATTAAACTCAATTTGTGTTGCATTGGCAAAAGTAAAAGTCGATGTAACGTCATTTACTGTCGCTTTAACATCGCTTTCCTGTAAATATTCAAATGTAATTGCAAATCTAGTTGTACTACCGTCGCCGGTATATGTGTTTTCAGTTGTTACTGCCATTGCTTACATGGTTATTTGTTCTGGGTAGAATAAAATAGTTGTTCAACTTGTTCAATCATGCCAGCTTGCTGCATGTTCTTCTTAACTCTAGTATCGTAACCAGCTTCCATAAGTTCTGGGTAAATTTGGAACAACTCAGTTTCAGCCATCTCTTTAGTGGTTCTAAAAATACGACCAATTTCACGGAAGAACAGAGCATTTTCAATGCGAAGGTTTTCAGGATCATCTAAATCCTTTCCCTTTACACCTTGGTTTCTCAGTTTCCGATAATGTTCCATTTCCTTTTTAATTTGAGGATCTGCAAACAGTTTTTCTAGTTGTCCTTCAATATTATATTTACCCATTAACTCCATCATTTTACTACGTTGTGCTGGCTTCAAGCGGTTACCAAAACTATCCGTATTAAATGTTGTAGCTAAATCAAAACCGCTTTCTCTAAGTGCTTTACGTGTTGGATTATCAGCGCCACTAAGTTGGATCGGACTAATAGAGTTCCACATACGAGTTGGGAAATCCCAGTTTTTAATTAGGTCTCCATTCAAAGGGTCATACTGTAGAGGCAGTTGTCCACGGAAAAATGGGTTACGGTTAGCTATAGTTGTTGCAAAATCCCTTTCAACTTCACGTAAACCAGGGTTAACTACATTAGCAATTTCATTGCGAATGCCAGACCATGGAATAAAGTTATTAGTTAAATTAGCAGCCCAGACTTCACCACGAGCACCATCAAATGCAAGGATATCAGTCAGCGGCTGTAGACCTGCTAAGAACGATTTATTAGTCAAGTTCATACTAATAAGATATCCAGCTTTACGGAACATCTCTTCAGTACCAGCTTCACCAAGTGAAGTAGCATTATCTCCAATATCAGCAACAAGTGCAAGGAATGAGGCAAAGGGCTCTAAACCGTCGTAATTTACCCACTTGTTTCCCAGTTTAATAGACCTAGGACGCCATTTACCAGAACGAATCCAAGAATTTCTTAGCTCTCGATTTGCAGGACCATTGCCAGTCAAACGTCCTGTCATGTACAAACCAGTTGCTGCGCCAACAGTCATATAACCTGTTGCAATGCGTCCCCTAATAAGTGCTTTTTGTTGAGCTAATTGAGCAGGTGTAGTGATACCAAATTTAGCAACGCCATCCATTTGAGTAGAAGTTGCTGAAAGGATTGCACGTACATCATCATTAAACCTAGCAAGAATAGGTGTATGTTTAGATACAACAGAAATAGCGTTAGCACCAGTCTTCATAAACAGAAAGAAAGGACGCAAAAGAGGCGTGCGATTAAGCAAAGAATCTAATTCACCAAGTTTACCAGTCAAAGGAACTTGCAGTGCAACTTCTTGACCAGCACGTTGTGCAGCTAGATCAACAACTTCTCCTTGTTTATTAAAGATGCTGTCTTTAAGTTTAGCTTCGTAGCTACGCAAAAGGTCTTTAGTGACCTTCCCATTACTTTCATTCCAAGCTGCTTCAAAAGCCCTAGCTTTTAACTCTTGCCTTCCAACCAAAGTTTTGAAGAAAGAATCAATAGATGCCATAGCATTGCTAGGATACCGGACAAAACGATTGTTGTTGAAATCCATTAATGTGGATGTCAAACGGTACATAGCTTGTTCACCAAGATTACCGTCTTGCTCAATAATTTTACCCAATTTTTTCCAATGAGCAGATTCTGCTGGGCTCATTATTTGGTTAACATATGGACCAGCTTGATTGCTAATCAAAGAATAATGGGTTGATTTAGCAAGTTGCCATGCTTCACCAATAGATCCCTGCATGTTATCAAATGCCATATGAAGACCTTTAGCCATCATTTTTTGATCCGCACTCAATGCACCGCCCATAGCAATTTGAATAGGCCGCATAACAGTTAGCAAACCGGTACCACTAAAAGCACGAGAAAGTGTTTTAGGAGCAGACAAGATGCTATTGTATAGAGTGTTAAACACTCCCTCAATAAATTTACTCTTAGCTCCTTCAGTTCCAATTACTGATTTCCAGTTAAATACTGTATCAGCAGCATAGCGTTTTAGGGCTTCTAGTGTATGGACTTCACCATTAGATTCAGCAAACGCACGCATAAACGTGTCTGCTATATCAGGATCAGACTCCATCAACTTACCAAGTTCAGATGTAAAAGTTTTGAGCTGTTTCTTTTTATTAACAGCTGTAAGACTGTCACCAACCCTTTGTGTAAATACATCACCTCTACGTGCACGTAACAGAGAACCAGCAAACTCACTAGCCTCCTGGTGCATCATAAAGGCAGCTTCTACTTTAGTTAGAAGATTAGCTACACCTTCTTTAACAGGCACACCCGTAGTACTAAGGTACTGCAATGCTGTTGCTTTATCAGACACAGCTGCACCTAAGTCGTACATCATCATTTCTAATGCCATAGCGTTGGCACTGTTCATGACTTTAGTTTTACCGCCACTAACATTGGGAATTTCAATAGCATCTTCCAGCAACAGTTGCCGTATGTCATCAAAATCAGCTTTAGCTAAATCTGGGAAACCAGACATAATATCAGTGTAACGTGCAATAGCAAGCTGCCTTACTCCATCAAGAGTAGTTTTTAAACCACCAACGTTTGCACCAGCTGGCAGCTCCATGCCTTTTTGCAATTCCTCTGCAAATGCATCTAACTGTTTCTTAAGCTCACCACCACCACGAGTCATACGCTTGATAGCTGCATCAGTCACAAGTCGAGCTCTGCGTCCTGCAGAGTAATCACCACGTGACGCCATAGCCAGCATATCCTTCATGTGGTTGTAAAAATTACCTACACGAGTACCACGTACGGCACGTTCAGCGTCACTATAGAACTGTGGGTGAGTAGCGGGAGTAGGTTCTCTCAAACCCTTTTCAAAAAGATCCAGCTGCAATTGCTCGTTCATAGCATTTTGCTGGCTTTCTTTAATCTCACCACCTACTTTTGCAGCCATGCCTTCAGGATCTGTTTCTACAACGTCTTGCAGCCGTCGTTGTAAATCAGCATATTGCTGTTCTAGTTCTAGGCGAGCAGGTGTAGCTCCTTCAGGTAGTTCATCTAATTGTTTAGTGACGTTCTGCAGATCATCTGTAATTTTAATATATTCTTCACTTGTTACAGGTTTAATTGTACCGTCATCGATAGCTCCTGCAACTGCGTCTCCAGCACGATGAGCAAACAGTTTTTCTGCAACACCGCCCATCCCAAGGTCTTCAATAACATGCTTAAGTTTTTTCTCCAAAGGCGAACTTTGAGGATTAGTTGCAGTTAGTGTCCAATAAGGAAACCATTCTTTGGTAATGTCATTAATTGTTTCACCTTCAGAGCTAGAGGAAATAAAAGTAGCAAGAGCACTTTTTTTAGCAGCTCCTGATTTAAAAACACCAGGAACAAATTGAGTGTATTTACCTACTTTAATTGCTTTGCCACCTTTATCAACCCATTGAGCTACTTGACGGACTTTATTAACTTTACCCAACGCGCCAATAGCACCAAATCCGGTAAAGAAGGAACCTATTTCAGTTGCTAATTTACCTGTCAAAGTATTTGTAGGTGGTTGATACTCATCAGGAATTTGCAACCACGTAGGTTTAAATGCAGGGTCTAGTGCTTGACCAGTTAGGAACATCTCCGCAGTAGAACCAAGACCCTCTACAGCAGCCATAGGAGCGCCTACAAGGGCTCCTCCTAGCTCTGCTGCATGTTCTTCAAATGAAGCTGCTTCACCAGGCCTTCTAGGCTTTTGTGGTGGGAGTGGATCAGATCTATCTTTTCCAGGAACAAAAGGTCCTTCCTTTCGTTTCTTCTCAGATTCTTCAAAAGCAGCCATGTCTTTTTCGTACTGAGCCATTTCGGCTTGGTACTTTTCTTCTGCTTGTTTAGCAGCTTCTTGGCGAGCTTTAGCTTCTTCATATTTAGCAAGAGCTTCTTTATACTCTTCATCATCCATTACAACGTCATCTGGATCTTTTCCTCCAGATCGTTCTAAATAATCTTGATCAGCTTTAGCTTCATAAGTAGCAGTATTATACCTAGCTTCGGGAGACAGCCTAAGTGGAGTTTCTTCTTCAGCTTCAGGTGGAGTTGGTACTGCGAGTTCTTCTTCTTCTGCAGTTGGACTTCGTTGGGTAATTTCTTCCATTGGTTACCGTAGATTATTGTTTGAACCATGCATCAAAAGGAGTTCTAAACCAGATTGTAAACGACAAGAAGTAACAACACCGCCTCCGGAGTTATCTACAAAAGTCGTTACATATGTGGCGCCCGGCACCGTAATGCGGGTTCCTGTAGGAGTGGCATAGTCTATCCCTGCATGAAAGTCGTAACCTCCACGTACGGGATGTGTTCTTGGGCCGTAATGTTCACTAAGTTCAGCGGCCTCAGCAAGAGGCTTATCACCAACCATAAGTTGGTTTACATAAGGTGTTGGGTCAATAGGACTTCTTTCACCAAATTTCTTATTAACAGCAACGTGCACATGTGGGCCAGTGCTGGTGCCAGTATTACCAGTGATAAATTGGCAAGCCTCTGGTCCCATCGTTGATAGATCAGAATAACGTGAATCAGCAACCAGCCGTTCAGACATAAATGGTGCTTTTACATTCCTACCTTGTTCTGTTAAAAGTTGAATTAACTTATCTTTGTATTCAGCATCAGTAGCATAACCTGCATCAGCAATAGCTATTGCAGCTTCTTCTAGTGTTTTAGCTTCTCGTACTTTTTTATACCTAGGTTCGTTTGTAATAATGTCAACAAAATCTCGTACGCTTTCGGCACGAGAAGAGTAGTCTTGAAACTCAGCTTTAACGACATTAGTAGCTGGACCTTCAGTAGTAGTACGTACAGTACCAGTACCTTTAATACCCATAATATTATAGGCACCGCTTTCTTTAGTTCCGTAACCGGATTCTAAAGCAAACACTGCACCAGCAAGTGGAGCAATATTTGGTGGCATTTTATAATGTAGGGCTGTTTGTACTACATCAGGTACACCGCGAACTCCAGTTCTAATACTGGGAGGGGGAAGACCGGCATCTACAGCAACTCGGGAAGGACCGCCATGAGACATGCGTTCCTGCATAAAGTTCAATAACCCAGTGCGTCGCGCAGCGTCGGTCCATGGGTCTTTTTTATTGGCATTAACCCTAGTGCGATTGTAGGTACCAAGCAGAGTGTCAATAGCTTGATCATAGGTGATAGGAGTGGTTTGGTTTTTAATGTTATAAGCGTTTACATATTTTTTAATTTTATGCATAGAAGCCGGACGCATCTGTATGTCACCAGAAGCTAAAGCGTTAATATCATCTGGATTAAAAAGGTTATCCATCGCTTCTTTAGATTTTAAACCTTCTAAACCTTCAGTCTGTCCAATAGTTTCTAACAGACGTAGCATTTCTGCTCCATCATTCGCTTTTTGTATTAAAGCTTGACCGTCTGGTGCATCGAATTGTGGAAATTTAGCTTGATAGCCTCGTCCAGTAAATCTATACATCCCCCTTGAATCGGGATTTGCATTATGTGAATCGAATAATTTTGTAACTGCTAGCTGTGCATCTTGAATTGCTTTAGTAGCGTTGCCTCCGTTTTCTACATAATTTTGTGCTGCCATAAGACGCAACTGGTCAAATGCATGATCAAGTGCAAGCTTCACAGTTATGTGCCGTTGGCTTATATCAGCAGCAGTTCCAGTACCATAAACACTAATGAAATGGTCTTCAATAGCCTTATCGCCTTTTTCTAGATCACTTTTATTAAGAGCATTGAAATTTTGTGAATCGTCAATGTAAGGCTTTAATTCTGTCTGATATTTAGTATTTAGAAGTTCAGGGTATACTTCAGCTAAACGTTGCGGTGTTAAAATTTTAGCTATACCATCAGCTTTTGCAGCTTCAAATGATTGTTTTAAATCACGAGCTTCAGGAGACTGGTGATTAGCATAGTGTGCAAATACTGGATCTACATAATTATACTTTTCGTAGTGCTCAGCACCTGCAGCTAAAACATCATCGCCTGAATGATTATTCTGTAAAGCGTGCTGAATAGTATCTCTAGCTACTTTCTCTCCTTCTTGTCGAAGTTCTAGTTCTTGTAACCTGTTTTCGTTGTAACGTTCACGTCTAATTTTCTGACGAGCTTCAGAGACTTCTACTATAAACTCATCTTCAAAACGACTGTTAGTAGGAGGATGTACCTGGCTAAACAAAAAGTCTTCTTGCTCTTGGCTAATTATATTAGCTGAACGTGAACGAACAATATGCTCAATGATATCTTTTCTAGCTGTAGCTACAGAGACACCACCTTCGTTAGCATACTGCATAATTGCCTTAGAAAGTGACTTTACAGACGGATCATCTGAAAGTAAGTTTACAATCAAATTACGCTTAGCTTCACCCTTAGCGTTTTCTGCTCTATCTTTTACAATAGCAGCACGCACTGTTTGGCTGACTTCTTCTTTTGATTTCCTAGCTGCAGGGTTGTAAGATTTATTAACCAAATGACGGTTATAGTTAGACAAACCTAACTTCATACCGTGTTGTGTTGTTAGAAGATCAATAGCAGCTTCTACATATTTTGGCCCTTTAGCGCGTGCTTCTACAGGAGTAAAAGATTTGTTAGCGTCAAATGGATCTGGAATTTGTGTAGTGTTATCAGTAGCAAGTGCATCAGTCAGTACGTTTTTTAACTCCTGACCGCCATTAGTCAGTTGCTGCATTTTTTGACCAAGACCACGGTGGCCAGTAGCGTAACGCATTTCCTGCTTTACTTCTTCTGGTGCACCGCTCTTATTGATCATAGAGTTATAGGCTTCATCACTAGCCTCTAACTGCCTAACTTGAGCATTATATTCTTCTTGCTCTGCAGCATCAATACCGTAGTTTAGGTCATCATTTAGACCAAGTTGTAATTGCTGTTCATTGTAAGCTTGAGCTGATTTAACAACTACATCACTTAATTTTGCAGAAAAGTTAGCAAGTGCTTTTACACTTGCATTAGCGTAAAGACTACGCATCTTTTCTTGTTGTTGCATATCTGCCAGACGTTGCTTTTGCTGATTCTGGAGATTAATCTGTTCTTCTTTTGAGTATTTTTCTAGAGCCTTGGAAATGTCTGGCGCTTTAATTGGGTTAAAACCTGTAGGTTTTGCGGCTCCTTGGAATTGCGCCCTATATTCAAATTCTTTCATTATGAGTTTTTAGGTATTCCAAAGAATTTATCACCTGTTGCGGTTAGGCTAAAACCGGTGCCGAGTGCACCTAATGCCAAATTACCAATTTGCAATGCGTTAGTGTTTGGATTTTCAAACGGAATGCTGCTAGGTTTGATTGGCATATCCATGCGTCCAGCAGGAATCATCTTCTGAGCAAGAGCCTGTAGATTAGCACCCTTCCACTGCTGTTGAATCTTAGTCAAGTTACGTTCGTACTGACCACGTTCAGCAATTAGTTGCTCAGTTCGTTCAGCTTGCATCCTACCGTAATTACCTAACGTTTCAAGCATACTAGCTCTTTCAAAAGACCTACCACGATTACCTTCATTAGCAGCCGCATTAGCTCCCATTAGTTTGATAAGCTGTCGTTGATTAGCTGCTGTTGCAAAGCCGCTTTTTAAAATGCTTTCTGCATAACGAGCTTGTTCTGCAGCATTTGCATTTGCAGCGGCTTCAGCATTAAATCCTATTTGTTGATCAGCAACACGATCACGGATAATTTTTAATTGAGCTTGCCGTTGATTATATTGTTCAGCACCTCGCCTTTTTTGGTGATAAGCAATGTTCTGTTGACGCATTGCAGCGTCACGTTTTCTACGAGCTTCTGTGTTTGCAGCATCTTGTGTCAGTAGGCCTAGACCTAACTGTGCAGCAAAACCGGCATAAGGTACAGCGCTTCCTAGAAAAGCTGCAAAAGGACTTTGTGTTGCCATATTTAACCCCTCCTATAGAAACGTTGGTTCAGCTTTCCTTCCCAGTCCAAACCAAGCAAAGATACGGGGAATGGCGTATTGCCAATAATCCTAATAGCAAGGTTCTCGTTGCGCTGGTAGATAGGAACAACGTGAGTAGAGCTTGCTTGCATGTTTACGTTGTTTAGTTGATATTGATTAGGCTGGGTAACACTCACGGTGTTAGTCCAGTCATTTAAACCAGTAATAGAAACCCTGTAATCTACAGGACCACTCAAACCAGTTTTTACTTTAAGTCGATGGAGAATCAAACTAGATACATCATCGTTAGTTACTTGATTATTAGCTACATTATAGCGGTATAGTTTTGGTAAATCAATAATCATATCATAGTTAAAACCAATAACCATACTAGCGCCACGATAATCACCTTTTATTTTGACTGTTCTAGTTTCAGAACCAGTGCCAGTAATAGTACCACTTACTACAGTATTGAAATTGCTTAGAACTACAACGCTAAAAGTTTTCCCTGTAACATCATTATAAGGTACAATGATGCTAGTTTCATCTTTTGTAGAATCATAAGTAACATGTGGATTAGTTACAAACAAATCTAGACACACATCAGTTCTCTCTCCAGTAGGCAACGTCAAGAAACCTTGCTCACTAGATTGTGTCATATCAAATGACTGTACAGCAACTTCATTATGTAACTCATTTACAGCTGCAGTACCGACTCCATTACCACCAGTTTGTGTGATATTAACAGCGTCGTTTTCGCTGTAGTTAGCACCAGGAGTGGTGATAGTAATACCAGTGATGTTACCGGATGCGTCAGTTGTCGCTGTACCAGTTACACCAGAGCCAGTTAGACTCGTGGTGGCGTTTGTGATAGTAATAGCAACTGAATTAGAATCAGCTGGGAAAGCTGCAGTAGTTGCAAACGTATCAAAGGATTTTACACCCCTATCAACTAAAGCAGTTACACCATACCATGTACTTGTATCAAAGAACTGTGTCAACAAATTACCTGTCAATTCCCACTTATACCAAGAATTAACAAGCCTTTCTTCCCTAGTTCTTGCAAGGAAACGGTACTGATAAATAGTAGATTGACCAACTGTACCCATCGACACAACAGACAATGCCGGTGAAGCAACTAAACTGTTAATTGATTCTGGGATTAGTTCAGGAATCTGTGCAGTTTGATCCGCCATCAATGGGGGTTGTTCAGATGAAATTTCATTCAGTTCAAACAACCGTGTATACAATGGTGTTTTCGATACAAACGCTTGGGAAGTACCAAGACTAACGGACTCAACATTAGGATCACACTCATAAGCACTTAAAGCGTTTACTTTAGCTGATGTTGGTGCAAGAATGTCAGAGTCTGTAGATAGCAGAAACTGTTCTGTTGTAGAGTACATTACCAAACCTACAGCAGTAGGTTGGACATAGTTTAGGAATACAGGACGTTTACCTGCAGCTGAAACGTCAATAACATCATCGTTTACAGCTACTTGTGCAGATTCATTCCAAAAATTAAATAGGTCACCCGCTCTACTTAGTACAACATTTTGACCAGACAGGAAACCCATCCTGTTTCTGTAAAAGAAAATGTGAGAAATAGAGTGGTTTACAAAGCTAGGAATAGGGTTAGTGTTATCATCACCAACAATCCTATCATTCCAGTTAACTGTACTGTAAGAAAACTTACCATCAGAATCCCTAACCAATTGGTGAGGCATAGTAAGTTCATCAAACTTATAAGTAATACCAGGAGCTGCAGTCTCTTCCCACTGACCAGTTCCAAAATTACCACCGCCATCAGTTGTAAACTTGACAAACATATCGTCAATGTCAATGTCTTCAGCGTTTACCACGCGAACGACATATCCATTTTTACTCTGCAAAGGCAGACGTGCAACATTACTGATAGTATCAGTTAAAGCAAAAATAGATGATTCAGAACCACCACCACGAGTTTCTACACTAAAAGCTGCAGAACTTGTGATATACACGCTAGCACCAACTTGTGTAGCAGTGTAAGCGGCATTAGCAGTGATAGCGGTTGCTAGGTCTCCTGCAATGACATCGGAACTAGCTCCAGAACTAGCTGAAGTAACTGAGAATGTAACAGCACTACCACCTTGTGTAAGGATAACTTTATAGTCAGTACTGTTAGCAGCAATGTTAATGACAATTTGTGCACGATGCTCATCAAACCCAGTAGCGTGAGTTAGCTCGGGTTTCATTGCTACAGTTTTCTTTTTATTCAACACAAACGTATAATCATTTAGTGTTAAAAATTCAATGTCATCAGCAGTTGCACCTCTCAAGTAAGGTTCTCTACTAAAGATAAGTTCTACACCAGCAAACGATGTAAGTGTAATTGTATCACCAATAGCATAATTAGAACCTGCATTATTAATAACAGCGTGTGTAACTTTACCACCACTAATAACAATATCTACAGTTAGGTTTGTGCCGCTGCCAGTAGTAGCGGTAGCTTGACCTGTATGTGATCCATTACTTAATCCCGATCCAGCTTCTTTAATAGTTAAAGTATTAGCAGGTAAAGTCGGTACAGCACACAATGCTTGAGCTGTGTCGTATTGTGTTTGTGCAGTAGTAACAGCTGTATTAGCAGTATTCCGTGCAGTTAGTGCTGTAGTGTATGCAGTTTCAGCTGCGGTCAAGTCTGCTTCTGTATTAGCTGGAGCTGAATATTCCTCTAGTTCGTAGATCTTATAACCATTACTGGCAAGCAAGGGATGTTCATCAGTACGTTCTGTGCCTTTCTTGATTCCACCAACCTTTAACGTAACACCTGTATATCCAGTAGGAGTGATCTCATCCCCATCTAAATAACCAGTACCGTTAGTGTTGACAGTAGCAGCAGTAACTTGACCACCAGTAACAGTAATGTCAACAGTTAGTCCAGTACCGTTACCGGTAGTTGTAGTTGCAACATCAGTCGCACTAGCAACAGCCAAACCTTGACCCATGTTTGCAATGCGTAAGAAATTGACTGCACCAGTTTGGACTACATCGTTTTTCTTGTAGATGGTTTGAGCAAATTGAGCACCTTCAAGGTTAGGCGCAGACAATGCAATAGTTGGGTTAGCAGTATAACCACTGTCTCCACCTGTAATCGAGATGTCAGTTACTTTACCTAGTTTAGTTGTAACTTCAACAGCAGCACCAGTTCCCCCACCACCTCCAGATAGTGTGCCTGTAGCACTTGTATAGCCTCTTCCAGCATCAGTGATGACACTACTAAATGTTGGAGTAACAGTGATTGTAGGAGTTGCGGCAGTAGTAAAACTTCCACCAGACAAAGCAATGGTTGTCGGTGAACTTTCATTATAACCACTACCAGCATTGGTAAGTGTCAAAGATTTCAGAGCTTTACCAATAGTAATTGAAGCGGTTGCAGCGGTTTCAGGTGCAGCGCTAGCGTGTGCAGTTGAGTTAGCTGGCTCACTATTGGGAGCGTTGATAATGGTATTCGTGGAAAGGGTGATTGTTGTATCTTCTACACCTGTTGGCATGTCTTCCAACAAGTGCATAGTAGTTACATAATAGTGGTCGTGGTTATAAGTTGCTGAAACAAAAGCGCCACCACCATGTGTATAAATTGGTTGATTAACTGTCATCCAGATATCTTTTTTCCTGAACCGAGCTGGAACAGTTACATCTTTAAAACCATACCTAGCTTCAGCTGCAGTAATAGTATGTGCAGGTACAACAACACCAACCTCATCCCACTCACCTAAGTTTCTGTCGAAAAGACCACGTTGAGATGGGTTACCAGAGCTAGTTGTAAAACCAGCATGCTCAGAACTCCAAAGAACAAATCTATTTTCTCTGAATTTAAGATAATTGTCATTCAACCAAGGACCGTTTAAGTCGCTATCACCTCTACCGTTGCTGTTGTATTCAGGGTTAAAAGTTGAGTTATTTTCAGCAAATTCTAAGTACAAACTAACAGGGATTGGCTGCCGTACAGCAATAGTATTTCCATCTGTTTCTGGTTTTAAACCACCATTACTGCCATTAGCTGCGGCTCCATACACACGAATGGTGTGTACATTAGTTAGGTCTTGTTTTTGCAGATAAATAACACGCCTTCCAGGACCACCGTTAAAAATTACACGGGTCTCTGGCGCACGCATGTTCCAAGCACCAGCATTTGAACCACTTCCTGTACCGCTAAGAGTTGGTCTTTGTGGGAAATTGAAACTAGATATCCCACTATCAACACCAAGTTGCAGAACATTTGGATCATTTGCATTCCAAAGTTCAATCTGTTTACCAGGGTTTAATTGAATACTAGTAACACTTGTTTCAGTTCCTGTATCATCAAACGTGTCATCTGTTGGTCCAGTTAGTACAACTTTAGGATGACAGAAAGGCGCAAGGCCACCTGTCAGTGTTGCAATAGGAGAGTTCTCATATGCCAGACCAGCATTAGTAATATTAATTGGTGGTTTAAAATCACCTTTGGTTTCAAGCTCAGCTGTAGCAGTAGCGTTAATACCACTACCACCGATAGTCACAGTGGGTGCAGTTTCGTAGCCGCTGCCTTTGGAGCTAAGCCCAATAGCAGTGATTGCATTAGACACAGAAACAGTCGCAGTGGCTTGACGTTTAGTACCTTCAATTTCAATAACACCGGAGGTTAGCTGTTCTTTAATTTTATCTGCATAGTCAGATGCACGAGGATTACGCAGCTGCCTAAAATCAGTAGCAAAGAATTTGTTAAGAGTTTCAACTTTACCAGCTGTTCTGGTTGCAACGAGTGCAGCAGCATTTCTTAGTGCAGTGTTTGCAGTTTCAAGATTAGTCTTTGCTGTAGCAATCGCGTTAGCTTTAGTGAGTAAGTCAGAAATATCACAAGCACTGGGCTGACCGGTATTAGCGCCCATACTAACAGCACGTCGATTACCATCAATTAACCCCCAAATTCTAAAAATAGAATCAGTTGTATCATATTGACCTATATATTTTTCCTCTGAATCCCTGAGGATAGAAAACCAGTTTCCACGAGTTTGTGCGCCATTTAAATTAGAAATAAACTTACCACCAGGACGCTTGAGTAAACCCAATGCAAAATCCGGGAACGCATTAATAGCATCTCTAAGTTGTCCAGGACGTTTCCTATTATCAGGTTGTTGAGATATACCTGACAAAAGGTTAGGAATAGATTGGGAAATTGTACTCATTGCCTAGAAAGTGCTTGAAAAGGTTGATAGCTGTTATAAAAGTTTTTTCCATCCTGAAAACCAAAGAATGAATAATCACCTTGTTGACACTCTTCTTCAATTGCAGCTGCTCGGGTAGTAGCTTCCTGCTCTTGTAAGAGCTGATTTAATTGTGCATCACCTACCATCTTAGTTGCACACATACGAGCTGCTTTAGCTGTAATGTATGCTTGAATAGCAGAAGGCAGGTCTGTAAATTCTAAATACCAAAGGACATCAGCTTTGATATCTTCAGTAAATGTGTAAGTATGATTGTATCGATCGTAAAGTTTACCGTTACGTTTAACTAAATCATATTTCCCTCGATGTGATTCCACATTTGCATCTAGTGCTAATACATTACTAGGGTAAGTAATTTCATTAACATCAGCACTACGCACCATTTTATAGTTACGTTCTGTATTAAAGGACCACCCTTCAAGTTGAACTTGTTTACTCTGCTCTCGCAACGTATTCACAACGATAGCTACTTCAGGGTTTTGCAGGTCCAGAGTGGTGACAGGAGCCTGTCCCACACTGCTAAGTATTTGATTTACAGCATCCAGTTCGGTGGACACAGCATATGTAGGAAAGGTCATATCTTTTAGATAAAAAAAAGGGGAGCCGAAGCTCCCCCGTAGGATAAATACAAACGATCAGGAAACGTTTGCAGGATAGGTTGTACCGAAAGCAGTGTCGCCAGTAGAATCACCAGCAAACAGCTCAACACAAGCAGCAGGGTTCAGGAAGTCAGCACCCATAGCCAAACGGCCAAGGATCACGTCACCCTGATAGATCACGGAAACATCGCCGCTGGTGACTTGCACCTGAGGAGCGATTGCTTCAACGCAGCCAGCAGCTTCACGTTGGAAGATCAGACCGCAAGACTTATCGAATGCGGCTTGCTCACCGTAGTTGTTGTTCATGCCGGTCACGCCACCGCCATCTTCCAGCTCAGTATCGCTACCAACAAAGGAACCGGTGTTGCCGGGAGCGGCAACATTGGCGTCAGTGGTACCACCAGTAGTACCGTACTTAACACCGTAGTTGCCAAAGAACGGAAGGTTCATGGACTTGTAGATCTTGATACCAGCAATCGAGATGATGCCGTTACCAGACTGCAGAGCAGGACCAGTCTCATCGCGGTTGATCAAACCGTTGGAATTAACGTTTTGAATCAATTGATAGTACTGGCGAGGCGAGAGAACACCCACACGTCCGTCTTGGCTGACTCCCTTTTCATCGAGAGCAGCGGCTGCATCATAGAAAGCCTTAACCAAGGAAGTGTGGTTGTAAGCATCAGACTTTTCAGCATTGCTACCGACACGAATCTGAGTACCACCAGGCTCAAGGAAACCAGCCTTAGCGACAGGAGACGCTTGACGTGCACCTTTAGCGATTGCACGGAAGATCAGACGGTCATACTTCTCAGCGAGAGCATAGCCGATCTTACGAGAGATTTCAGACCTCAAGTCGTAATGTGAGAGTACCTCGTCCAATTCATAGACAAATGCACTGGAGATAAGGAGATCATCGCAGGTGATGGTCTTCTCAGCTACCGGAGGTGCAGCGTCGTCGTTACCGAGAATGCTACGTCCGGGGACGTGGTACTCGGCTTTGGTACGACCGGTGTAGATGAACTGAAGACTCTTGCCACCCTTGAGGGTGCGCTTCATAATCAGGTCACGAGCGATCGTGTTGTTCTGGAAGCCCTTAAACATCTCACCAGAGAAGAGCTTCAGGTATAGGGCGCGACGCTCAGCAGTAGTTGAGATCGCACCATTAAGAGCACCTGGGGATGTAAGATCCGCCAACGGCTCGGCGCTATTTTGTTGTGCCATTATTAGAGAATAAAAGTGTGTTGTTTACTCTCTGATCGATCAGAATTTTTTTACCAAATTTTTGTGGTCTATCCCACCGTCTAGACGGCGAAGGGTGTCCGCGTACGGGCCAACGCCAATAGGCAGGGGAGGAATTGCACCTCCCCAAAAGTCTACTTGCCAGATTTAATGTAGGTAACGCCGCGATACTTCAGCTTGGCTGCCTTGACAGCAGCAGACTGCTCTTTAACGCGAGCTTGCAGTTCAACATTAGGCATGATGAA